TGGGGGAGATCCATCACTGGCCAGCAGAACCTTTGCGCTGGCGAGTGAGGTATCCCTAGTTGCACATTTGTGCGATTAGATAATCGGACCAACTGAATGTCCCGTCGGGTATGTTCCGGGGAGCGTAGATTGTTCTCCCTGCGACTGCAGCCATCTTCTGGCTCGCGACGTATATGGACATAGTTGGATCCAAACCTTTCTGAGAGGGCCACTTCTCGGCGAGGCGGGCGGTCAAGTTCTTAAGACTACGGGCAACCGTAGATGGATAAGGGCAGTGAGCTTCGCGCGGCTTGTCCTGTGTGGCGTAAGGTTCGGAAACTTAGAAGCGGAGGGCTGCAGCACTTTGTAAAGGCTCATCCCACGTTCCCTAAGTTCCTAGAACCTTCCAGCCAACAGGGTCCGGCTTAGCCTTACCCTTGCATCTGATCACCTGCGTCCTGAAGCGCTCGACGACGGCTTTAGCATAAGTTGCTACCTGCCGGTTGACCGATGGTGTAAACCAGACAGACTCTAATGATGAGTCTACCCGTCCACGCCCATTGATCAGCCAACCGATGGCAAGCCGTTGTCCCCGCGTTAAGTGTCCCACAGTTGCGTTTCTTCGCAAAGGTAGACCAGCCCCGCCAAGGTTCCTCGGTAACCGCGCTTGCAGTCCACGACTCTTGTACCAAACTTCCCAGTTTGGGTACAAAACGTCGAGGACACGTACCAGCGCCGCACGTCGGACTTGGAAACGGTTGTAGTCTAATCCTTCACAAGATGCTTCGCAAGCGGCACCTAGAGCAAACCAGACTGGTTACGCGCGATGATTCTGAGGCCTGACTAATCCTTTTAACGGGAACGCAGGACTCGGTCTCAACCGCCACTCCGCAGTCTTATTCACTGTTCGGTGCCACCCTGATGACTTCCGCCGGATGTCGTACTGTACTTCAGTAGCTCGGATACGGAAGAGCTTTTCGCAAAACACGCCCGCCGTAGGGAGAACGAAATGCTTACCAGCAGATCGTTCGGCCTTACAGGCGTCCAGTGTCTGATGGTACTTCTCGATGAGAGAAGGGGGCCACCAGGCGAACAAGTCATCTCCACATACCGCCGCGAGCTAGCGGAAGTAGTTTCGATCATCCTTTGGCAATCCGGAGATCGCTTCTTCGATCCAAAACAGGTGGACCAGGTTCAGAAGTGCCCATGTAGTCGGTAGACCCATGAGGATACCGCGGCAAGTAGCCTTGGTGCCACTGTCCCAGCAAAGCTCCTAACTTTGGGTGCAGAGTTCGAAAACTCTGTGAGCCCATGCAGGAAGCTCGTGCGAAGACAGCACTCCCTATCCGATTGCCTGGATTAGTTCTAGTGGTAGCAGGTCGGACGCAGATGTTAAATCTGAAGAAAGAAGCTGGAGGCCGAAGCCCTTCCTCTTTCCGTCTAAAAGATCTTTGATCTTCTCTTGTCCTTTCCCTGCCATCACAGAGCTGGTCCTCGGATCGCGTCTGAGGCCTCTAAACAGGTATCGGCGCAGAGCATGAGCAGGCATTTGTACAGCATGGTGGTGTTTAGACACTATGCGGACCTTTAGCCCACGCTCTGGGGCGGCGCACACTTTGCCCTTCATGACGAACAAAGGATCCATGATCTCAGTGAGATCACGGTCTAATTTCCTTTTCCGTACCATGAAGTTGTGACATTGTGTCCCGTATTTCCCAGCTCGCCTCCTCATCGCGACTTCGTCATCAGTGGCTCCATCTAGCTAGATTCTATCCACTTCGTCGTCAGAACGTCTCGCCCAAGCGAGAGTCGTCGCGTCGCCATAGTCACCTATGTAGCAAGGCTGATCCAGACTCATCACAAGAGTTTGCCGAGAGCCGCCCTTCGCACGTGAGTGCTCCAGGCAGGCTCCGCTTCCACCTTCGAGGGAGAATGGGTCGAAGTCGGTTTCTTTTAGAAACCGCTCGCCCCACTCCTTCCCGAAGATGGCGGCTCTCTCAAGGAGATCTGGGTCAACGCCCTCGATTGGGGTTGTCAAAACCTTTTCATGCTTCACTAGTGCCTTCTTAAGGGCAACTGGGCCTCCCTCAGGGAGGGCCCTGCCAACCATAGACAGCTAGTCCGCTCCATGCCTGGAGAAGACTACTGTTTTTAGGCTGCCAGTGAAGAATCGAAGGAAGACATTCCCTTTCGAGAACTTTCGCTACGACAGAAGGTGAAGTTGGTCACGCAAAGACATTTCTCGCAACTACGAGCAGGAGCGCTTGACGAGAGTCAAGGCGTACTCCCACCCGTTGGAGATCGACAATCTGACGATAAAGTGAGCAAACTAGATGAGGCCCATACAAGCATCATGGCCAGCACGTGTTTCGGTAGGTAGCTTCCGGAAGCCGGTTGCAGCAACCGCTGACAGAATTGAGACCCAGGCTAATGAGACCTGTTTCCACTCTCTGTCACGCTTCAGCCCCCCCTACCTAGTCCAGTCTGGCCTTCCACGCAACTCTACTTATGAAAGGTCATGGTGTCGGACCTAGTTGGCACGCCTGCCAACATCCGAGGTCCTACCAAGTTATCTAAGGAACTCTTTTAGCTTACGCCCCTTACGGAGCTATGAGCAAGAGGAGTCCGGTCCAGATGACACCGTAACGACACCCTCCAGCGACCAACAGGACAAGTTTGAGCCTGTGTTCGCCTTCAGATTGTGTTTCTTCATCGTTTTGA